CCGGCTTGCGCCTCCTAGCCAGAAAACCTAGCTAGGACACAGCGTGTAAACTCTACGCCGCACGTAGACGTAGTTGCTGGCTCCATAGGTCTTTACGAGCCGTCCTTGCGAAGAAAGAAAACGTTCTTCGGGTAGGTCGGACGCGTATAAGCAGTATAGAGCCGCAACACGGTCTCCTGGCAACACTTTCAGCGACTTACGCTCTTTTGGAGCAAAAGTCTCGAAGGTGAAGCCAGCGTATCCCATGTTTCTCTTATGTCTCTTCGGTATCCAGTCACCCAGAAGGTGACCATCACCAAAGCCGTCGGGTCCAAAAACCCGGAGCTCTGGATGGATAAGGGAGAGGACAAGGGAGGAACCTTCGTCATCATAGTTTCTCTTGTAGAAGTTATGAAGGACGAATAGGGACTGGTTCGACACCAGATCCTTTTGGCGATACGGGCGTACGGCAATACCATGGACATAGTCCTTTCCACAGGATTCTCGGAACGGACCATGGCTGAAGCTCTTCTTCTCGTTGACCGTAAAGCCAGCTAGAGAAAGAGCTGCGCTAACAGCGGGAAAGTCACTCGATGCGACGATGATATCATCGCCGTACACAGAGATCGAACCCCTGTCAGTGCAAACAGCGTAGCAAAGACCATAGAAGACCAACGTCTCTAAGGGAAAAGTAAAACCGTTCCCCATGGACGAGAATTTTTCTAAGGTTAAGCTATTACCTTGGTAAGAGACCTGAGGACTGCGAAAAGCACGCAGAAGATCGAACCAGTCGTCCGGCAGGAGAAATCTCACCAATTCGTAGGATATAGTATCCGACGCAGAGGAGAGGTCAATCGTTGCTAGACTACCGTCGATCGATCCCAGCCGAGCCAACCGTTGATTCCGGGTTTGATCCCGAATATCAATCCCGACGTAGCGGAGACGACGTTCGATAGCGGCACCAATTGCTAATTGGTACATGCTAGTCAACACCGGCTCTACTACGATGGAGCGGTAAGACTTGGCGTCCTTAGGCACAAACTCTAGTCGGCCTGGATGGATCTCTACGTCTACTCTCTG